ATATGGTTGCCCGATCTAGGAAGCAGGGTATAGCTATAACTTCAAGAGATGGGCAGAAAACTCTTGATGAAGACCCCTATAAAGCTGGAGCTGAAGTCGCTCTTGCACAGGGAGAAGATATTAAACCTCTTGGACTCATGGAAGTTGCAAAAGAAACTGGTGCTTACATGGGAATGGTAGCTGGCGAGATGCAGCGAGGTGCTATTCCACATACAGTATACGGTGATTTACAGTTTCAACTATCTGGATTTGCTATTAATACACTAAGACAGGGTATTGATACCGTTCTTCAACCAAGAATTACAGCAATGGAAGACGCATATATTCAGATCACACATCTTATCTGTGATCAGTATGGCACTGGAGCTTATGATCCCGTAAGTGTAAGTGGCAGAGACAGGAATCGTGTGTACTTCAGTGAGGCTGTTAATCCTGAATCAATAGGAATGGCTGGCACTCCAGAGATTACACTGGTAAGCCAGCTACCAGAAGACGATATGTCCCGTATGTCTATGGCACAGATGGCAAGAGAAGGCCCGACACCTCTGTTATCTGATATATATGTCAGGGATAAGATACTTGGATTACAGGATGCCGATACCATAGAGGACTCCATCAAGGAACAGATGGCTGAAAGAGTGCTTCCAGAAGCATCATTATGGTCTCTTCTTCAGGCATCCGAGAATCGGGGACGATCTGATCTGGCACAGTTCTATTATGGTGAGTTGATGCATTTACTTATGCAGAAGCAGATGATGAGACAGCAGAGTATGATGCCACAGGCACCACAGGGTCAACCACAGGGACAGGGCGGGCCACCAACAGCAAATCCTATGGTTATGCCTAATGCTATGATGGGAGTTCCTCCACCTATGCCTACACCACAGGCAGGGCCGAATGTACCACCAGGTTCTCCAAGACCTGGTGGAGCTAACGGTCAGGGTGCTGAACAACAGTTAAGAGATATAGGATTGTTAGGGCCAAGGGAATAACATGGGATTTAATATATGGAGCAGAACTGGGAATGGCGAGATATACGTCAGTGAAATAGACGCATATGGTGATATAGGAGGTAGCTTTAAATTCAATACCAACAATGTAAAGACTACTCCTATTGTAGAAAAGACATCATATGAGCCACAGCTTCTGGGAGTTGGTACTCCTGATGCCCCAAGTACTGTTGATAAGTGGAGTGACGATACTGAATGGCAGAACGATTGGCAGATAAAGAATGCACAGGAAGCAGGTAAGATACCTGCTGATCCTGTAGAACCTATGATATCTCCTAGTGAACCTAGTGGTGTTATAAATATACCTACAGATCAAGGAGAAATACCAGACCCTTTTACTACAGCTTATACGGGTGCAGTATTAAATGAAGTTAATGCTTCTCCTGCAAAGATGAACATACCAGGAATAGATGAAAAAGCTCCCGAATATGTATCGGGTATGCTTAGCCCACCTCAAACTCAGGCTATGTATAAATATTTTGAAGAGCTTGAGGAGCAGGGTATAACAGAAGCAACGATTGATGGTAAGGATTGGAAGGCATTTGAACTCAGTCTAGAATTACCTTGGTATCAAGATATAATTAATGTTTTTAAATCTTCATATACGCCTTCTAAACATAATGAGGAGGGATTGGTAACAGAATCTGGAAGATTTTTATGGATTTTCCCAACAGCAGAAGGGCCACATTTTGCGCATAAAACAAGACAATGGCAACGATTGTATGTAGCAAGAAAAAATCTTCCAGAAAACTATTTTGATCCAATAGAAGAAAAATATGGTAAAGATTGGTTGCTCGAAACATTAAACAACAGGGAAAAGTGGGAGACAATCATAGATTTTGCTAATGCGGAGAGAGGTCTTCCACCTCAGACGAGAGGTAGTGAGAATACAAAGATAACCACCAGTACAGAACTGGGAGATAAGGATGTAGACCCAAATGCACCAGTACCTGTTTTCAACAGGTACGCAGACTTACCATGGAACACTATATACTCTGACTATCTTTCCAATCTTCCTATATCAAGCCCTGCAGAGTATCAATTCAGGGCTGGACAATCGAATGATCTCCATACTTATTTCATGCTGGATGCAAATTGGGATCAGCCCAGAACCGAGGGTTCTGGTCGTATATTTGGTCAGATAAAAGAGGAAAACCCATACGCTGAATTCTTAAGTGATTTTAAAACCCCAACCTTTGGAGAACTTACAGGTGATATCGGTCATGTTATTGATATCATAGGAACACCAATGGATGAATGGGCAAAGATGGAATTTGACGATGCCAAGCTGGAACAGGGAGCTTACAGTGCAGAGGAAATAAAAGACTACAGATTATGGGAGAGGTATAAAGCATCATCTGACGCTGATAAGAACCAGTATCGACTGTCTACTCTTCCTATAATGCAACATACACCTATGGCATTACGTAAAGAAACAGAATCTATATTACACAGACTCTACCAGAGATGGCTTGCCGATCCAGAGAGAGAGGGAGGTAACTATCTTGAGTATGTTGATAAGAATAATTACTTTGGTATGATTAATCCGAAACGGAAAAATATAGAAGAACAAATAGATACAAGTGTTGTTAATTAGAAAGGGGGATAGAAGATGGGAACAAATTATGCAGGGATATTTCAACCGCAGCAAGGTGTATATGATGCATGGTTAAGATCACAGTTAGGAGTTAGTGACAGTCCATTACAATATGCTTACCAGCAAACACAGTCTCCCTTGGCACAGCTTCAGTACTGGTCTACACCACCAGGTGTTAGTATGACAGGGCAGGGAGCAGACCAACCCTATAGACAATACCTGGCAGGAACAGGGTTATTTGGCAATACTACTGGTTATAGCCCACTTACTGCTCAGGGTTGGGCAGACAGGGCACGGGGAATAGGAGCATCTCTAGGATTTAATACTGGTGCAGTAAATCCCTATGCTGATATGGCTGAGGAACAGGTAATGGAAAGATTTGGACTGTTAGGTGGGACTGATGCTGCCCGTGATGCAGCCAGATTGGCACAGGCACCTGTAATGGCTGCTACTCCATATGCATTACAGGGTGAGACACAGCGTATATTAAGTAGGTTGCACCAAGACTGGTTGGCACAGAACACTGGTGGTAATTATCTCCAGTATGCCATGACTGATCCTATGGGATTATGGAGTCGATTTGGTGTAGGACAACAAGCAGCAACATCAGAAGAAGATTAGGAGCCATACATGGCGAACCAATATGATTGGGGCGACTCTGGATCATTTGCCAGTTTTGCAGGTGATTTGCTAGAGGCAAATCCTGCTGCTGCGTATTACAGTTACGGGGAAGAATGGAATACCCCTATGCAGCAACGTCATTACCAGAATCAGTTCCAGAATATTTATAACCAGTATCTTGGTTCACTGGGTGGTTTGTTAAGAGAAGATGTAGGCGGTGGGAGTGTTATACCCAGTGTTACTGATAATACCTTTACTGGTTTCCTTGGAAATTATGATTGGAATGATAGATACGGTTCCCTTCCTCCACAGATGAGAGGATCATTTGAATCCCAGTACAATCCAAGAACAAGGGAAATATACTTCTAGTGCAACCAGAACTAAGCAGAGAGATGACCTCTTTTTACAGACAGAGGCAGTATCGTAATTACATTACGATACTTAATGATCTTGGAATTAATCCGCAGTCACTGGATGAAAGGGCACAGAATAAAGATATCTTCTCTATATCTAAATCATATAAAGAAATAGAAGAAATATTTAAAAAGTATAATCTGGAAATTCCCTCATTCTTTGCAGATTCTATAGATACAAACTGGGAAGAGACTAAAGATATAATACTTGATCCTGATAATAAGCAGGCATCAGTAACTGATGCCAGACGTTTACGTAGTCTGGGATACCAGCGTTTGTGGAACTCTGTTCCCGTAATAGATGAAGACGGTAAAGATACTGGTCTTATTAAAGAGCAGTGGGGAATGCCTAATATAACAGATGCAGCAGGTGCCATTGGCCCTGTAGATGCAGGTAAGTTAAAAGGTGTTATAGAAAACAGTGCATTAAAACAGGCTTCTGAAGTAGACCAAGATACTGGCAAACTGGTACAGCCTTTAAAACAGGAAGAAGTTGAAGACCCTCATTACCTGACTCCAGAACACTGGCTAGATGTAGCAACAAGATTAGTTGAAGGTGTGGCTGGCTTTAACCCTAGTACAATTGGGCCGATATGGAGAATGCTTTCGCCAGAGCATAGAGGTGGTGGAGAAGGAATACTGGGAGGTGCCCCGAATCCGTTTCAAGCATTTATGTCATCAGAACATTTTGCTGAGCCAGCAAGACCATTTCTATATGGTTCTTGGGATGAACCAGGAGTACAGGAAACAGTAGATCTTTTAGCACAAAGACCTGATGCTAAAGAGGGATTCCTTGGAGATGTAGAGAGGTGGTCAGCAGCAGCAAGGCAGACTGAAGCACGGGGAGAAATTCCTTGGTATAAAGAACTAATTACCAAGGCATTGACTGATCCTATTGAATATATACCACTAGGAGCTGTATATCAATCTACGGGAAGAGTTTTCGGTCTTACAGCACCAAAACTTCTTAAACAGTTATCAAGTATAGAATGGCAGGCTATGGATGCTGCAGCAGCTTTGTATAAGCTATCAGGTTCTCTTGGCCCTGTAGATAATCATCTTATTCCGTTGATTGAAGATATCAGGAAGACAAGAGCTGGCATTAATACTATAGACCCTAATGATTTAAGGGCAACAATTAATCTAAATGCTTATGATCCAGCAGTAAGTATCAGTGATTTCGGTGAGAACTCTATTCGGTTAAGGCAGAATCTTATGGATAGCGGTGTTGTAGAGGCGCAGGCAGATGCACATACACGGCTGATAGCACAGTTCTCATCTAACAGATACGGAAACCCAGACTATCTTGCATCAGAGATACAGGTAAAAAGAGTTAATGACCTTGCAGCTAACAATGCACTTGAGTTGTCTATTGCCAATGATAAGTTAGGATTGCCACAGGGATACTTATTCCAATCATCAGAGAATGTAACACCTCCAAGAGACTTATTTGAGTTTAAACACAACACGGAAATGCTATTAGATTATCTTGAAAGTCCTCTTATAGAGAACTTAAAGGGTAGTGGGATTCCGTTTAAACAGGGAATGCGTAGAAGTGGAGATAATCCAAGCGAATACTCTTTTTCCCGTAACGGTCTTTTAGATGTATTACGTGGTGGTAAAAATAAAACAGGTATTATCTTTCCAGAAAATGCACAACTCAATGAATTTACAGGACTACGTGTTCCAAGAGAGGAAATAGAATGGCTTAATCTTGAGGATTGGGTTGAATCTTTTCCAGGTAACCGTATTACTGTCGGTGATATAAGAAGTTATATAGACGGACAGAAATTAAAAATAGAGCATTACAGTATTATCGATCCGTATGCTGGTACTGTTTTTAATTCGAGTACGTTACCAGGTGCAAGAACTAATGGTACGGCTATCGTGTTACGTCTTGCCGTAGAAGATATGGGGGAAACATCTTTATTAAGACGTTATTATCTTCCTTTTCCTGAAGAGAAAGCAGCAGATAAAATATTAACTCGTAAGGGAACATGGCAACACACGGGAGATCATTATGAACAAAGATATTTAGATGCTGCGATGGATCGTTTTGTTCCTACTCAAATAGGTGCCAGCGATGAATTTGTAGAAGTTCCCACTAATATGTTTAATAACATTCTCATGCACGCCCGTACAAGTAACAGAGTTACAACTACAGGAAGAAAAAGTACCCACGGAGATGAGTTTCAGGCTGATCCTCATCAATCTGAAATGAGGCGTAATATGTCTCATGAAGACTTTAATGAGCAATTAGAAGGTTTTATTGTAGAAAAGACAGGGGGAAAACACGTACTTAATCCAGATGATCAAATACCATTTACATGGACAGATAACAGTGGTGCCATGTGGGGAGTATCTGCATCTGCCAGTGATGTTAAATATAATAATTTATTTAATAAACAAGTATTAAATGATCCTGTATCCACACAGTTACCTGATAATCTAACTCATTCATTTACAGAACAATATACGAGTAATGATTTCTGGATATATCCTGTTAATGATATTGCAAGAAATAAAGTCCCCGATCTATATCAGAATATAACTCAAGCATACGGTACTGGATTACAGGATATTACCAACCTGATGGGTATGGAGTTAGGAGTTCCTGGCCCACTTGGTGGAGCAGATTGGCTTGGTGACTTTGTTAATACAAATATTATGTCACGCAAGATATTTTCATATGATGTTTGGTCAGGGAAGGAAGGTAAAGTAGCAAGACAGCAAGCACGTACTCCTTCTAACTTTATGGATTTATCTATGGTAAGGCAGATTAAAGGAGTTAGGGCTAGTACAGAGCATGATCAGTTTTGGATACAGCCTGAAAATTTTCATGATCAGTTTTGGAGGAATGTTGGTGATCCTACAGCGAGACTAGAGGCACAGGCCAGACAACTTGACACTGGGCCACCCACTCTACATGAGATGTTCATACCTGAAGCTATGCAGGGAACTCCTATCATAAGATTAAGATTATTTGAAGGAGATAAAACTCTTCCTTACTTGAGGCACCCCGATAGTGACGGAACATCAGATATAGTCAACGAGTTTGTTGCTCGATTAACAATGAACCGTAAACTAGAACCTCTATCTACAGATATAAGATGGAGTCCAGAGGATATAGCTGAAGGTAAAGCTGGATTTATTATTAAAGAATTAAAACTAGACCCCTTCTACAGAAGGACAATTGAACCAGCAGGAACATGGGGTGTTTTTGATGGGAATAATTTATGGGGAACATACCATAGTAAGAAAGAAGCATCTGAAGCTGTATGGTCTTGGTTAACCAGAACATGGACTAGTAGATTAGACGTTCCGTTACCACCACGCCTTCCCTATAAGGAGGGGTGGGAAGGAAACATTATAAAACATACTTTAATAGAAGCTGCCTTAAACGGATCAGATGATTTTACATGGTCAACATCCAATCATTTACTAAACAGGTATGGTAAAAAGGCAGGAACATATGGCCCAGATAGATACGGAGATGCAGGTATAAGTGTTCCTGGTAGGTTAGCAGGTTCTCTTCGTGAGGGAGTTGTAAAATCTATTACATCTACCATGAGACTATCTGGTTGGAGAGGATGGACAAAAGAAGACTCTATTAAACTAATAGGTACAAGACAGTATGACACAGGTATTAAGTTACTAGACTCAGATTTTATTATGAATATATCTGAATCTCTTGAGGCTTCAAGTTATCTTGGGTATCGTGCAATGCATAATGGGCCTGAAGCAGTAAATATGCATGACGGAATTGGTAACTTAATAAAGTTACAAAAACGTCAATTATTCAATATATCAACTGGAAAACCATATCCAGAACTACCTCAAGATGAGTTTATAAAATATGCTAACGACTTATTAGATATATCAGCACACAGTAATTACAATATCTCGTATTACGATTACGACGAACAGATACGTTATGCAATGTCCAAAGTATCCGAGGATGCTTTTTGGAATGCACATAGTAAATATCTTGACAGCATTATAGATGATCCAAGTAAAAATGCAGATTTAATTGCTGAAGTAAATGATATAGATGGTATAGCTAAAGAATTGTTTGCAGTGGCAGGACAGATGCAGACAAGTAAAATAAAGTTAATAGCTGAATTAGGAAATTACACTAAGAGATATATTAAGATACCAGATAAGATACTCGATACTAATTTTACTACGACTGACTTCAGTAGTACTTATATGGATTCTCAGGAAATTCTTGGATTACCCTATGAAGAATTAAAACCTTTCATAACAAACAGAATTAACTTACAGGCTGTACTGGAAAAAACTGGTATGCCTCAAGGTATATCATCAAGAAACGCAAACACAGATCGTATCTTAAATAAATTAGTACAACTTGTTATTGAATCAAGTGATGATATTGATGGTGCAACAAAGAGACTTATTCATAGTGCAGTAGGTGCAAAACCATACGCTCAACTTGATACAGTCCTTTCAGGTAATTTAACAGATGTACATGCAGTCTCACTTACAGATGATTTACTTGCCATTAATCCTAAAACTAAATTACCCCTGTATAAAGAACTTGGTATAAAGGCAACTCCTATTGGGCCTGCAACAAAGAGGACATTTGGAGAGGCATTAATAAATGTGAAGCATACAATGTTTCAGGTTCAGGGAGGTACACCAAACGGAGGTACTGTTCTTGGCTTTACTGACTTTATGCACGGTGGTAAATATATTGTTAATATCACTGACCATGCAAATATTAATACATATATACATGAGATATCCCATATCTTTAGAAGAAATCTAAGTATGAGGCAACTCGATATTGCTGGTGAATTATTTGTAGGTAAAGATGAATATGCTTCACTGGCTAACAGGAACATATGGCCCAGACAGGCAGAGGAAAGATTTGCAGACGCATTTGTAGAGTATATGGATACAGGGTTTGCTAAAAATGACGAGGTACGTGGGATATTTGCACAGCTTAAGGATTGGCTTACCAGTGTATTCAGAAGCATTAAGGGTTCTCCTGTAGAAGAGAATCTCTCTCCCAAAGTCAGGGAACTGTTTGATGAACTTGTACAAACCAGGAGACCTTCTGAAAGACAGATTAATAGTGCTATACCAGCTCATCTTATATCTAAAGCAATGAAGTTTTATGGACACCGTGTTGATGACTACACGGTGTCCAGCGACCAAAGCAGTAATGAGATAAATAGATTGTTCCAGACAACACAAGATGCAGAACCTGAACCTGTAGTAGCTCCTCTTGTTGAAGAACTTTCTACGGTACAGGATATGGAAGATGTCATAACAGCTAACTTTATTATGGATAACTACAGGAAATTAGCTGAACTTCCAGGCTTACAACATATATTAAAAAGATTTAACCCCACTGTTGCTGCTACTGATCCACTTGTTAAATCATTAATAGGACAGAAGATGCTTCGTGCTGAAGGTGAACAGAAAGCACAGATAGCATTTTCAAGACTTCGCAGGCTTGGTTCACAGGACGCTGTGTTTGGTGGTCTTGATGATAATGGTAGGCTTGTCGGTGGAAAATTAGACGGATTTAATGTAAACGATATACGCAGTAATGTCAGTAAATATGATCATCTTCTGACACAAAAGCAACGTGAGTGGATTAAAAATGCCAATGAGATAGAAGAGGCAAAGTACAGGCTATTAACATCTGAAGGAATAGATATTAAGAAACTTGAGTTTGAAGATGGTGGTGCATATGCAGGTCGTACGGTAATGGGGAAAATGTTACCTACGGGTGAATTAATGTCGGTTGCTTTGGTACAGAGAAGGGTAGGACGTAAGTTAACAGGAGAACAACCAAGATTCTTTGAAACAGAAGAAGAAGGTATAGCTGCTGGATACAGATACCTTAACGATGACGAAACATTATTACGTAATTTACAGGGTGCTTATAACCGTATCGCAGACAAGAGAACAGTTGAATATATAACTAATAGAGTAGTCTCTACACGCACTACAGCACTTCCTGCCAGTATGTTAGAGGCCAAGGGGTTTGCACAATCACGATTAGATGCAGCCAGAAAACTAATAGAGGTAATCCAAAACAGTAAAAGAGGTATGGCGATTACCGTACAGACCCGTAAGTCTATAGAGAAATGGCTTCCTGAGATAGATGGGATGCTTGACGATGTATCTGCAGTTACCTTGGATCAGTTAGTAAAAGCTGGTCGTATAGCAGCCGATCAACCAATGTCATGGACTCCTACAAAGGGGATGATAAAAGCCTTATTTAAGAGAGTAAAACAACTTGAGGATGAAATAGAAGTTATACGTAGTACTGGGGCACAGCCTCCACATGAACTTCTCCAGAGATACAGTACTATGAGAAGGAAGTTAGGTTTTTCAAAACATGCTGTAGCTGAAGCATATAAGAACTATGCTGAAACAGGAGTATTTGAATATACATTTAGTAGATCAGCGACCAGCATTCTGGTTGATGAACGAATAGGGGCATTGCAAGAAGTATTAAATGTAGTTAGAGGTGTACCTATTAAAGTTATAAGAGGGGGCAAAACTGTAACAAGATACAGGGGTGGTTTGATTGAAGACCTTCAGGCAGAGGTACGCAAAGCAGATGATGTGATATCTAAGAATAAAGATAAATTTCAGAAAGCTCATATAGGTGAAGGAGATTTAAGTCTTCAGGTACCTGCATTTGCTGGCAAAATCTTTACACAGGATCAGCCAACTAATCTGGGATTCTTTGTAGACCCTGTAACTGGTGTGGCACGTGAGTACACAGGAGCAGATGTAGCTCATACTATTGGTAAGAGTATGGTTCAGGATGAAACCTTCAATAAGTTCCTTAGTGAAGTTAATACTGCTAACTCTGCATTCAGATTCTTTCAACTAGCTGGTGATATGTCCATGTTTGGAATACAGTTACTGTTCCTGATGGGACATGCTGTATTTCATCCTACCTATATGCCTAAAATATTAAAGGCTTTTGGTCATGCCTTTGTAGACCCCAAGGTTCACGCTAAATACTTGCATGATCATAGGAAACTATTGTCCAGACATCCTGGTGTAATGCTTTCTTCTGGTGGAACTGAGATGACTGAGTTCACAAGGAATATGGCTAATGCAGGATTTGTCAGGGCTAAACCTATAAAAATGGCAGCCGATGTTATAGGACACATACCTACTGTTAAGACTCTTGGTCGTGGTTATGTAGGATTCTTAAGAAGGGCACAGAGTGGATTTGAATCAGCTATAGATATAGCTGGTATTGAGATGCTTAGAACTTTAGATAACTTTGATAGTACTGGTGTTAGGTTAAGTCCCATAGAAACACAGCAAATGGATGACTTTGTAAATGAGTTCAGAGGTCTGGCTAATACTGCCAGACTCGGAACTACAATTACACAGAGGCAGTTAGAAAGCCTTGTCTTGCTTGCTCCAAGATATAACAGGGCTATCGCAGCTATGGTTACTGATATATTCCACAATAATATAAGAGGACAGCAAGCCAGACAAAAATTAGCAAGTGGGGTTGCAGCTATTATGGCAATGAGTGCTGTTTTCTCTTGGGCTAACGGAGAAGACCCAGATGAATGGTGGGAACACTATGATTGGAGAAGCCCAAAGTTCTTTACATGGAACATAGCTGGACAGAATATAGGATTCGGATCAAAGATAAGGTCACTGTTGAAACTTGCAGGTACTATACATGTTGCAATTGAGAGAGGTGACGAAGAGATAGACGTTAACCGTACACTTATGGATATTCCAGGTATGGCATTCTTACGTGGGAATATGTCTCCTGTACTTTCAACAACTACAGATATGCTGACAGGAAGGAGCTATATGGGCGATCCTGTCTGGGGCGAAAGTATATGGGATATAAAGGGACATATAGAGAACTTTACTAAAGAGGAAATAGCTCCTAAGACTATGCCTATATGGGCACAGAGTGTGTTAATGGAAGGAGGTAATGTCAGGGAACGTACACCTCGTGGAGTTGCTGAATTCTTAGGGGGAAGGGGTTATCCCGAATCTTCATACCAGATGATGCAGAACTTCTCTCAGGAAATTCTTGGATTACCATACGAAGAACTGGAGCCGTTTGAAAGAAGGTTGCTGCGAGATGTGCTTTCTCCAGAATTAGAGAAGGTAAACCAAGACCTTATACGAAGAGGAAATAAGAAGGCACAGTACTGGGATGCCCTTAAACTTGCAGATGAAAATAGATATAAGTCTGAAGAAAAACTTCTTTACATGTTCTATCATCCAAGACAGTATCCCGTATTTTTTGAAAACGGAAGACGTACTTTAACACAGGAATATTCCCGAATACAGAATGCTTACGCAATAGCTAGAGCTAGATTAAATAAACAGTTTGCTATGTATCAGGATGATCAGGAGTTTGACGAAGACGACCCTGGTAAGTTTATTATGCAGGAGTGGTATGAGTTGTATGATCAGGCTACCTATGGCTATGACCCAGATGTAAAGGATGAAGGCATAGGTGGAACATTTGATCCTGTACGATTAGCTGCCTTGCAAAAGAAGTTCTGGAAGAAGACCCTTCCGAATGGTCAGAAGTATACTGAATACGGAGATTACATACGTAGAAATACTGTCACTACAGAACATCCTCCTGGGTATTATAATCTGTTAAGCAGAAGTACTGTATCCAGATGGAGAGCAGCAGAAGCTGCTAGAAATGAGTTCCTAGATGGCAGGGGAAACTGGGCTACGGTACTAAAAAAGAAATAATTTGCTATTATATAGTTGACATTTGAGTTTAAACTAAAAGATAATCGGGGGCGATATGACTACAGAATCAGATTTTTCAACATTTACAGAAGAAGCACAGGATATTCCTGACACGCCACTAGTTAGCGAAACTGTTACTCCTAATGCAGATGAAACTTTGGAAGCTCCCTCCTCTGAGTCTCCATCTATTTCTGAAATAACTGATGTAGAACCCGTAGTCAGTCAGGCACCTGAGACCACACCTACAAGTATGGAATCAGGTGCCTCTTTAGAGGAAATAGAAAAAAGAACCAGACAATTAGAAGAACAACGTGCAAAACATGAAGACCTTTTAGCACGAGACCGTACTATAAAAGAGCTTGAACAAGAAGCTATAAATATGGAAAGGTCTCTAACAGAACAGGGACTTTCGGATCAGGAAGCTCAAAGACAAACAATGTCCCATCTTCAGGGAAGAGTTAATGAGATTCAGGGACAAAGAAATCTTCAGGCACAACAACAGAATTTACAGGGTAAGCGAAATGCCTCTTTACATTTCGCTAAGAAATATAATCTTGGAATAGATCATATAGCCGAACTAGAAACTGCTGCTAATCCACAGGATATGGAAATAAAAGCTAAGACTATATCTGGTATGGCAGCTAAAGATAAAGAGATAGCTGATCTTAAAGCAAGATTAGCTCCAGCACAGGCATTTGACAGCAACACACCTACTCCAGCAGCCTCAACAAATGATGAGAGATTACTGGATGCGTATCTTGCTGGCGATAGGTCTACTGCAGCAACGGCTGCAGCAGCAAAATTATTGGGGATATAGGAAAAGGGGGGCGTAATGGCTCAGACAGCAACAACGGGCAACCTGGAATCTGCCCAGAAAATCATCATTAGTACAGCTAGATATACGGAAGAGCATAATGCTCCAGCACTAGCTTTGATTGAGCAGTTTAAACTGCCAAAGGGAGCCAAGCAGGTAACCGTTCCCAAAGTAGGCACAATGACAATGAGTGACCTGCAAGATGGACAGGACATCATAGACGAAGAAGATATTGGAATGAGTACTGTTGACCTTACAGCAAGTGAGGTTGGAGCCAAGATTATCCTTACGGATAAGCTGGTACGACAGATGGCTCAGAATGTCTTTGCCATCATAGGACGACAGCTTGGTGATGGTATGGCACGAAAGAAAGATACAGATGTAATTGCTCTTTATACCAACTTAAACAGTGGTACTAAGCTAGGAGCAGATGGTCGTTCTATGACTGCTGCTAATGTTGCTGCCATTATTTCTAATGCCAAGGCAAATAAGTTTGGTAACCAGCTTTATATTAACCACCACCCTAATGCTGTTGCTGCCCTTGCTTCAGAAGCAGCAACAGTACATAGCACAGCAGGTGGTGAACTTACATCTGGATGGAGCGTAGACTTGCTGAAGAATTTCTACAGCGGTCTTAAGCCAATTAACGGTGTCAGTATTTTTGAAGACGGAAATATTGAAAAGGTTACTAGTGTTGACTCTGGTATTGGTGTTATAGCTGATAAGTCTGCTATGGCTGCTCTTACCAGTATGGATACGAGGACAGAGCGACAGAGAGATGCCTCTCTTCGAGCAACTGAAGTGGTAATGACTGCTGACTATGGTGTATTTGAACTAGATGATACCCGTGGTGCAGGTGTTACATTTGAAATTGGTGACATTGCTACTTCTTAGTAGGAGAGACAAATGGTAGGGATAACTGAACGTAATAAGCAAAAATTAGAGTTAGTCAATCAAGGCTTCTCTATGCAATACATAGATGAGTGGCAACCTAAAGCTACTCTATACAGGCATAGACCTAGCTACACTGTTGATGGCGAGATATCTGAGAAAGTTGGATCAGTCACAGCAGGAGTTCCTGGCAATCCAGATTATGTATTGCGTAAGGCTAAGATCGGTTTATTCCCTTGGATGCCAAGTAATGAATGTGAATGTCAGTGGTGTATTGTCACTGACTGGAATAAAGAAAAACCAGAAGAGGCAGTTGTAACGATTGACCGTGGCTCCTCTTCTGGTAAAAAATAACGGTTGGTCGCAGGGGTAAACCCTGTAACAAGTAACCTTTAAGGAGGTTCGATATGTCTTTTCCGACAACAGTAGGTGGAAGTTATGGATGGGAAAAACAAACTACATCAGCACAGAGGCAAGTCCTTGGGGCTGAGATGGCATTTCCAGATGGCAGAAAGTACAGATATGTAGAGAATGGTGGTACTGCTATTGAGGAAGGAATGCTTGTAGCAAGTGAAGCTGTAGAAGCCCAGCATGACGAAGACCTAGCGGTAGCAACAACTGCTGCTGGTTCTAGTTCAGTTACGGTCACGCTTGGCTCAACTGCTGCTGCAAAGAATCTATATGCAGAGGGATATCTCTTCTTTAACAAACCTGTGCTTTCAACAGCAGGGTCAAGAGTCTTTTACAAGATTAAGAGCCATCCTCAAGCTGACGCTGCTGCTACGTTGGCTCTGACTATTGATGAGCCTGATGGAACAGTTATCGCAGTTACTAACGGCACAGAGACAGCAGGACTAATTAAGAGTCCTTACAAGGACATCGTAGTCGCTCCTGCTGCTACAGTGGGACGGTATGTTGGAGTTTCACCTTGCCAGATTGCTGCTAACTACTTCGGGTGGGTACAGGTTGCAGGTCTGGCTGTAGTTGCTATGGATGGAACTAATGCTATGGGAACCTTAGTTGGTTCCAGTGGTACACACGCTGGCTCAATGATTGCTGTAGGTGCAGACGTAACGTCTGCTGTTGGCAGAGTACATGGTAAAGTGGCTGTGAATGATGAGTATCACACCGTTATGTTGCTGAATCTATACTAGAGTGAATCCAGTAGAACTTTGGACTCCTCAAGGCTCTAGCCTTGTTTCCTCTGACATAGGAGGAAACAATGCTGAGACAGGGGAGTCCATAACTATCCACACCTTTCATTTCCATGACAAGGAAAGTGGAAGAAGGTCTGTAATAAAGATTCCTGTAGACTCATCGGTCTCTCAGGCTCATATAGAAGATATGGCTGCTCAGGCACTAGAGAGCTGGATTTTAGAAATAAGAACTGACGGTAAGAAAAAGAGTCCAACACCTGAACAGAAGAAAGAAGCTGGAAAGGCTATTCTTGAATTTAGAGAATATACTTTTAAACGAAGAGAGAGTACGAACAATAAAGTCTATTATAAGGGGACTGAATTATGACAGAGCCTATTATGCCTACAACTGAAGATGTAAATGCAGTGCTTAATAGTAATCCTACTGCACAGATGCAATTACAGATTCAGATGTTGACCAGAGTATTACAGGAAAGGGATGTTGAGATAGCATCTCTTAAAGAAGAACTGGAATCTAAGAATTCTAAGAACGGTACTGGTTCAACTGAAAAACTAGAAAAAGTTACCTAATGGGGGTTAACCGTGGTTATACAGAAACGTACTCGTCAGGAGCTGAGACAGTCCGTAGGCTATAACCTTGGTGCTTTACATGTAGGTACTGCTACTTCTACTCCTGGTTCCTCTGGTACTACGACTTTAAACGATACCGTTCTATATGGTGGTAATGACGTTTATAACGGACGATACGTCTGGTTCTATAATGATGTCGCCCAATCTACTAATAGAGAAGTAGAAAGAAGAGTATCTGATTATGTTACAGGAGGCACGGTAACTGTTCAGGCTTTCCCTGCCACAACTACTGTCAATGACAAGTATGAGATGTGGGACGGATACTCACCTACCCAGATCAATGAGTTTATTAATCAATCAATCCTTGATGTTACTGGTCAGGTATATGATCCATTAGAGAGTTTGAGTTTACACTCAAATGGATATGACTCCAGGTTTGATCTGCCATCTAACTTTGCTATGGTCAATAAGATTCAGATGCGAGATAAGATGCAGTGGACTAGCCTTCATACCTGTGCTGCTACCTTTGATGAAACTACTGATGCTGAGTTTACTCAGGCAGTAGATACAAAAGATAAGAAACAGGGTAGTGGATCATTGAAGCTAACCATATCTGCATCTGCAGAAGCTGATGATGTTATAGCAGATTCAATAACCAGTGTTGATTTATCTAGATATGATTACATTGAGATGTGGATTAAGAGTACGGCAGCTACCAGTACAGGTAATCTAAAGTTACATCTTGATAGTACAACTATAACTGAGGCTACGGCTCAC